CAGCGCGGCATCTCTGACGGGTATTCCCGCAGACTATGTGCTGTTGCTAGCTGGCACTGTATCAGCAGCTTCGGAGTTAGCAATTGAAGGATCGTCCTACATCAACGACGATTATGTGCGGTACGTTTTGCACTATGAGCAGACCTCTGATGTTACTGCTACCCCGTATGTTACTTTCCGTGAGGAATCAACTGGCACATATTTATCTGCTAATTACTACGCGGCTCAATCTGGTACTAGCGGTGCCGGTAACGCAAACAGTTCCGCGTCCTACAATACTTCTGCAATGCAACCCGGTATTACTTTTTTTCACCCAAATCATCCCGGTAATATTGAGATGACTTTTTATTCTCTTCGAGCCAGTGATGTTTATTCTGCTGTAGCTTTTTGGGGAGGTTATCCTGAAGATTATTATGGCAGCACTGCTACATCATACGGGACTGGGGGAGTTCGAAACGAGGCGGTAATTGATGGCGTTAAGTGGACGCCGAGTGCAGGTAGCTTTAGTGGCCGTTACTGGTGGTACGGATTAAAGGGAGCTTAATTATGGCAAGAACAAAAGTTATTAATGGTGTCGTATATCCACTAACTGCCGAAGAAGAAGCCGAGGCTGATGCTCGTGATGCTGCATGGGCGGCGGGTGCAACCGACCGTGCTTGGGCCGAGTTGCGCGCCGAGCGAGATCGCCTGCTGGCCGAGACGGACTGGGTGAGCCTCCGCGCTGTAGACGCGAGCGCTGACGGCTTGGGCATCCAGCTTCCGCAGGTGTGGGTTGATTACCGCCAAGCACTGCGCGATCTGCCTGCTAACACGGTAGACCCGGCCAATCCGGTCTGGCCTACGAAGCCATCATGATGATCCGCACACTCGCCCTAGCTGCCCTGCTCCTCACGTCTCCTGCAGCAGCGCAGAATGTCGCATGTGTGCCAGACACGCAGGCAGCAGACGCGGCGGCAACCAATGCGGGCGAGGATTTGATCTGGGAGGGCCGCACCAGTACCGGGTCCGAGATCAGGTTCTATCTGGGCAAGAAGACATGGAGTGTGTTTTTTCGCCGTGCGGATGGCCTTTGGTGCACCAGCCCGACGATGGTCGGAACCACCCGTAAAGCGGAGCGCGTGTAGTGGATCTAAACAAAGACCTAATCGACGCGGCTAGTCTCGCGCTCGTTATTGGCACGCTTGCCGAGTGGCTGCCCCCTGTTGCTGCAGCGATCAGCATCGTGTGGACATGCCTCCGCATCTATGATTGGTGGAAGGCCAGATAGATGGAAGGGGCCATCGACCTGAGAACCGTCCTCACTGTGGGGGGCATCCTCTGCAGTGTGGCGGGGGCCGCCGCCGTTGGTAAGATGCAGTTGAAGGTGATCCAAGAAACCCTGCAGGACATCGAGGCTCGCATACGAAAAATCGACCAGCGGATAGACGGCTTGGAAAACGCGCAGGCCGTACTCAAGCAGCGCACGGACATCATGGCTAAGCTCAATGCGCCTGAAGTGCTCGCTACGTATAACCGCGAAGTCGCTACCATCATGGCGGACATTAAATACCTGAAGGTCGAAGCTGAGCGGCAACATAAGATCCATAATGGATCGCACCCAGTCGTCGCCAGCGAAAGGAAAGGCGTATGATCCAAGCACTACTACCCAGCCTGCTGCCTGCGGTAACCGACATCGTCGGCAGGTTCCTGCCGGAGAACGCCGAGGAGAGGGCGAAGGCTGAGCGCGCAATCAAGGAGCAGCTCACTAAGCACCTCGCCAAGGTTGACCTTGCGCAGATCGAGGTGAACAAGGAAGAGGCGAAGGGCAACTGGTTCCAGTCGAGCTGGCGTCCGCTTACTGGCTGGACCTGCGCGGCGTCTCTCGCTTGGACGTATCTACTGCAGCCGATGGTGTCGTTTGTTCTGGCACAGACCGGCCATCTGGTCGAGCTGCCTGCTTTGGATATGTCGCAGATGATGCCGATCCTACTCGGTATGCTTGGGCTGGGGGGCCTAAGAAGCTGGGAGCGTACCAAAGGGGTAGGCAAGTAGCATGGCGCGCGTAGCAATAGGCTTAGCCTCACATTCGGTGAAGGTGCGGAAGCGCACCAGCATCGGGGCGTCGGTGCGCAGCAGGCCGAAGAACAAGCACAAGCGCCGGTCGTTCAAGAAGTATCGGGGACAGGGATGATCGAGAAGCTGAAAGAGCAGATCGAAGCCGACGAGGGACGGGTGCATTGCGTGTACCTAGACACGCATCAACTGAAGACGGCGGGGGTGGGTCACCTTCTGGTCGAAGGCAAAGACCCCGAGTATGACTGGCCGGTCAGCGCGCCGGTTACTCACGAGCGGGTAGAGGAATGGTTCGACGAGGACATCAAGGTTACGCTGAATGAGTGCTGCTGGCTGATCGATGACTTCGAGCAACTTCCTGAAGAAGTGCAACTAATTATCGCTAACATGATGTATAACTTGGGGAGGCCACGGCTGAGTAAGTTTGTCAAGTTCCTTGCAGCCGTGGATAGGCGAGACTGGACAGCCTGCGCTCGGGAGATGGCCGACAGTAAGTGGCATCGGCAAGTGCAGAACCGGAGCGGCAGGCTAATAGAGAGGATGCTAGACGTTGCCAAATCCGGGGATAAGTGAAGAGACCGCTAAACAATTTATTGAGGCGGTTGAGGAGCAACTTAAACTAGGCCGGGTGCCCAAAGGCACCGTGTCTAAAAACGGGCCGGGTGCACTGGCGGCAGCCTGCGAGAAGCTAGGCTATTCAGGCGGCGGAGCAAGCAGTCGGTTGGCTAGTGCGGAGCGCAAGTACCGCAAGGTAGACTGGTCGCTGTACCGCCCCGCTGATCCGCAGGAACAGACGAACACACCAGTGTTCGACCTGCCTGAGTTCCCCACCGACGACATCAGCGCAGAGGATATGCTCGACCACCTGCAGCGCAGGTTCGAGAAGAAGCTAGCGCACGAAGATGCGAAGACGTGGTTCAAGGTCAAAATCAAGACGAACGACCCGGTCGGTCTGGCCGTCGTAGGTGACCCGCATCTCGGCACCCACTGCAACATCCCGCTGCTGCGCAGGGACGTGGATATACTGCGCAGCACCGAGGGGATGCTCGCCGTCAACATAGGTGACACGGCCGACAACTGGGGCCGTATGGTTTACCTGTACGCCGAGGACGACATCAGCCGACCCACCGAGCGAAAGCTAGCTAGGTGGTTCTTGAAGGACGCTGGAGTGCCGTGGGCGGTCTGGCTGCACGGTAACCACGATACAATGCACAGTGAGTTCTCGACGTTCTTGAAGTCCGAGAACGTGGCGCAGATACCGATGGTCGATTGGCGGGCCAAGTTCTGCCTGACCTTCCCCGGCGGAGGTGAGATCCGGGTCGATGCCGCGCACAACCACAAGGGCACGTCGATGTATAACCGGCTGCACGGCCAGAAGCGCGCAGCCCTGTGGGATGAAGACGCCGACATCTACGTCGCCGGCCATCATCATACATGGGGCCTGACGCACGAGGAGCTGGACGACGGCCGCGTCGTGTGGATGGCGCGTGCTCGTGGCTACAAATGGATCGACGAGTACGCGACCCGGCATAATTTCCACCGCGATGAGTACGGCTCCACGATCCTGTTCGTGATCGACCCGGAGGAGGAGAACGCAGTGCGTAGGATCAGCGCGTTCGCGGATCTCGAAGAAGGCGCGGAGTACCTGAGCTGGAAGCGGGCAAAAAAGAAGGCCGCGTGAGCGGCCTCTAGTTCAGGGAGGAACAAGATACTTAGCGTATCGCGTAACTCTCGAAGCGTCTACCCTTCATTAGCCGGCCCCACTTGTCCTCAGCCTCCTGCGCCTCAGATATGGAGGGCAGCCCAGAGCGTTTACGGTTGCCGTCCTGCTGTTTGCGCTTTGCCTCGATAGCCTCCCGCTTTTGCTTACGCAGCGCCTCGCGCACAAGGGCCTCTTCCTCCATCGACTTCTGGGCGCAGGCATAATGATAACCGCTGTATGCGGTGCCCGGAGCAATGCGCTCTCCGCAGCGTACGCACTTCTTAGAACCTGACATAAAATAATTCCCCGTCCTTCTCTTGTTGGCGCAGGTCATCGACCTGCTGTTGTAGGCTGTCCGCCCGGTGGATATCGCCAGCCCAAGCAGCATCGTCCGCCTCCTTCTGGAAGCGGACGATGGCGCTGGTCAGCGGCTCGATTAAACCCGAGTAATACATTCGGGACCGAAGCCGCTGTCGATGCTCTCCGGGCGGGTCAGGGCGCGACCGCAGCGGCCGCACTTGCCCTCGTGCCGGATCTCCAGCGTATCGGGGATCTGGTTGTTGAAGAGCTGCTTCATGGTCCAGTCCAGTGCGCGAAACGACGGCGCATCAGGGTGGCCCTTCTTACCGCCCGCCAGCTCAAAGCCGTTGTCGCGGCGCATGAAGCCGAGGAACAGCCAGTCGCCGTCCCAGCTATTGTCGGGACCGTTCAGCACCTTGACGAAAAGGATGCTGCGGTCGGTCTCGCCGGTCGCCCGATCCTTGGGCGCGTCAATCTTGAAGGTGAACGAGTTGCCGCTGACCTTGCTGGTCAGGGTGAAGCGGGACTTACCGGCGATGATGAAGTCGAGGGCGGTGTTGGCGTCGGTGAACATGGCTTGGTCTCCTGTGTTGGTGACCTGAATATAATACCGTCAGTCACTGATATCAATACCACTGAGACTTTTTTGTTGCCGCTGCAATATGGATGCCGAGGTAGTGTGCGTTGGGCAGGCCCGGCTTGGCGGCAACCTTCTTGCGGGGGAACAGCTTTCGTAGCCACTTCATTTCTTTCTCCTCTGGTTATGTTGCACTGCAACATGATTGAGCATATATACCTCGTAGGAGGTACAAGCCATGACATTCATTCTAGGTGTTGCGCTGGACGCGATGGTCGCGGACAGCTTCTGGGACAAACTCTGGGAAAGGATCGTGCGATATGGAACCCATCGTGCTGACGACGCTCTTCGGAACCCTTACGTTTACTAGCAAGGGCTGGTCGTTCGACGGCCCGTTTTGGAAGATCGAGGGGGCGGCTAAGTAGCCGCCCCTACTTATTTGTCCAGCTTTTTGGCGTAGGCCCGTAGCTGCTCGATCTTTTCCTCGCGCACCCACATGCAGACCCTGCGGTAGCCGTCAGCTACCTTCTTAATCTCGTAGGTCTTCTGCCTCTCGGCTGCTGTCGCGGCCATCACTGGCTCTCCTTTCTGCTTCATCTAACGCCATCACGGCGGTGCGGGCGTAGCCCGCGATATCAACCCAGCTATCCAGATGACCCGGCGTTGCTACCAGCCGCGCCATCTTCAAGCCAATCATCGTAAGCGCAACTCTGCACGCTTCGTCAGGGCAACTCTTTACCACTTCCGTTATGGCCTGACAACGTAGGAAGTTATCAAGGGGGTGCCCGTAGGCACCCTCCCTGATCTGCGTCACATACGCTGTCTGCTCATCGAACTCCTCGGTCCTTGTCTTCATCGAGGAAACAGCTCCAACTGCTCGGGGTTCTCTGCCAGCCACTGCTCGCGGCTGATGATGCCCCCAGCTCCCGGCGTCGATGAGCGCAGGGCGTAATCGATCCGGCTCTCCGCACTGTCGCGCGGCCATGAGCCGCGCATGATCTCGTGCAGGGTACGGCCGATAGCCTCTGCGCTAGCATCTACATCGATGCGGTTGTCCGAGCTGTAGATGAGCTGGCGGATGCTGTGCGGCTTGACCTTGGTGCGCCGCTTGTATTTGACCGGCAGCCGCGTAGGCTCCTCCGGCTTACGCGCAGCCATAGCTTTCAACAGCCGGTGCGCCTGCCGCTCCAGCGCGGCGACCCGCTCTTCGAGATCCTCGATATCTTTCTTACGTTTGAACATTGTCATCTCCTCTAACCTAAGCTGCCCCAGCTTGAGCCTATGCCGCCCTCGACAAGGCGTTCCGTGGGGGCACCCGGAAACACGTCGAGGTATCCTTGCGTCATATCAGTTTCCATTATCCGCAGGCACTCCTGAGCGTCGGCCGTGGCCGCCTCATCGATGAGCGCATCGTGGATAGTGGATAGGATCTTGGTGTGCCGGTGCTGACCGGCGGCGCGCAGCTCATCGAGAGACCGCTTGTGCCGGGCAATGGCCTTAGCCATGACCGACAGGGCCGCTCGCTGCACGGGGTAGTTGGCGCACTTCGGCAGGTCCGGGAAACGGCTCATGTATAGGGTGCCGCCGTCAACGCAGCGAATGTAACGAGTGTCGCTGGCCTCATCCATCATGCGGTGCCGATATCGGAAGGCGTTGCTGTAGCGGTCGGACCAGAAGTCGATGTACTTTTGCGCCTTGTTGGATGAGGTCCGCATGTTGACTGCCAGCCCGGTCGCGGCCGAGCCGTAGATGATGCCGAAGCTCACGCCCTTGGCCGCCGTGCGGGCAGCCTTGCCCTCCGGCGTGGACTTGTCGATGGTCTTGCCGGCGATAACTGAGGCCACCTCGCTGTGCACGTCGCCATACACTACGTCTTCGAGGAGCTGGTCGTCCCCGGACAGAAGGGCCAGCACGCGCAGCTCGATGCCGCTGTAGTCCAAGCTGACCAGCTTCCGCCCCATCGGCGCTACGAACGAAGAGCGCACGCTGGTGTCCTCACCGATCAGCGTGAGGTCACGCGGGATCTGCTGCAGGTTGGGGCCGGACGACGAGAACCGGCAGGTCTTGGCCGCACCGATATTGAACCGGCACCGCACGCGTCTGTCTGCGTGCTTCTCGGCGTTGGAGATCAGCGGGTGCCCGAAGCTGGTCAGGTATTTAGTCAGGCGTTTGTAGTCGCGCAACGTGTCGAGCAATTGCGTGATCGGGTTCTCGCCCAGCGCTGTGAAGAACTGCGAGCCAAGGCTGTTGAGCACCTCGCTCTTCATCGAGAGCGTGCCGGCCTTCTCGGTGCGCGGCCACTTGACGAGGATGTGGTCGGGCATATGCCGAGCAAAGTAGTCGGACCACTGAATGTCGCTGTTGATGTTCTCGACCTCATCCTCAGACACGGCGTCTCGGATTGTCGCAATCTGCTTCGCCTGTAGGTCAGCCCAGTGGTCGGCCAGCTTCTTGTGTCGGTGCGTGTCCACGAGCATCCCGGTGTCTTCCATCTCGATGACGGCGGGCACCATGCCATCCAGCATGTCCCACGCCTGCAGGTGCAGCTCGTCGGCCCGGTCGTACCAGTGCTGGAACAGATCCCAAGTATCGACCGCATCCTTGTAGGCGTAGTCGAGCTGCGACTGCGTCAGCTCAAGGGCAGCCCAGTTGCTAGCCTGCTCGGTCTTGTCCATCTGCCGGTCGAGATCCCACTCGACCACCTGCTTGAGGCTATACCGCCCGCCGCCAAGGATGGCGCGGCGCAGGAAGCCCACGTCCTTACAGCAGGTGTTGGGCGCACCGGCAGCAATAAACCAGCGCAGCTCGAAGCCGCTGTTGAATACGATCCACCGGCCCCGGTCAAACATGCTGGCGCAGGCATCAAACCCTCCGGGGATTTGATAGAAGTCTACGACAGCACCAGCCGTGCCATCGTGCAGGCTGACCAGCCGGACCTTACCGTCCTCCGGCCGCAGCGCCGTTGTCTCGAAGTCGAGCGCGCAGTAGTTGTCACCGACCCTGTCGAGGTAGGCGGCTAAGTCTTCGGCGTGTGTGATGAGTTTATACATGGCAAAGCGGGGGCGGTGGTAGGAGACCAATCCGCACCGCCCCCTGTCTCCCTACTTCTTCGCGAGCTTTTTAGGCTCAACGCCGTTCAGGAGATCCTCCAACGGCAGGCCGCCGTCGAAGTATGCGGTCGCCGCTTCGCGGGTAACCCAAGCCTCGATTACGAACTTGGGCTTCCAGTTCTTCTGACCCTGCGCCTCGAACTCCTCTTTCTCGAAGCGAATGATCGGAAGGCTCGGCTGCGCCTTGCTGGCATTACCAGCAATGCTGTTCATCACGTCCTCGACAGCGTTCTTTGCCGAGACCGTGTTGGTGGAGAACTTATACTGTTCCCCGGTGCCGTCCAGTGCGATGACGCCAAAGCCACGGGACTGGAACCAGCCCTCTCCCCGACCCTCATTGTAGGGTCCGTGGTCGTCCAGCTCGTCGCGGCTTACTTCCCGATCCTTGAGGAGGTACGGCCACTCGACACGGCCAACAGGTCGTCCGTCTTTCCAGCAGATCCAACCCTTGAGGGCCGTCATCGGCTCGAAGAAGAACAGACGTGCAGGGTCCATGTCTTCCTTATCGCGGCCAGCGCGGTAACGACCAAGCTTACCGGAGAAGTCGATGTAGGTCAGGTTGTCCCGACCCGTGTAGCCGTCCTCCTGCTGGGCGTCGCGGATAGCCTCCGCCAGCGCCTCGTCAGAGAGAACAGGAAGCTCGACCTTGTCGAGGAACGTCGTCAATGCATTACTCATTGTGTCACCTTTCACGTTACACGTTTCACAGTAAGGCGCTCGACAGGAGCGCCCGTCTTCTCGAACGGGGATAGGTTTATCCCCGCCGCCGCAACAGCCTTTTTATCTAGGCTGGTACGTCCCTTGGTCGTGGACAGCGACACCTCGATGTCCCCGACAATTAGTTTGCCTGCACCGCGCAGGCCGGAGCGGAGATCCTCTTTGAGGCTATCCTTCTCCGCCTTGATCTGCTCTTCCATGTCAGCCAGCTCGACGTAGCGAGCGGCCGCCTTATCGAACCCTGCAGGGCGGCGAGCGGGCAGCGGGTTACGCGCCTCAGTCACGCCGCAGGTCTCTGCGAAGGGGCAGTATTTACATTCGCCAGTGCGCTTGCCTTCCCGGTCGATGGTCTCGGCCTTGGTCAGGCCAAACAGTTTCTTGGCGCGCTTGGCATAGGTGTCGAGGATGCGGTCGTCGGCATCGATCTGGAACTCAAACATGCGATTGTGGTTCGAGGCGTCCACATAGAGCAACCAGCCGCTGCGCAGGTTGTAGCCGGCCTCTTGGTTCAGCAGCGCCATAGCGATGCGGAGCTGCGTGACGTGGGCGGGCTTAGGCAGGCGGCCAGTGTTGGTGCGGGGATCGATGGACTTGATCTCCAGCCCCTCCCACGGCCCGCCGTCGAACGAGATGACACCGTCCGGCGTAGCCGACAGGCGGCGCTTGTCGTCCTGCAGGCTGACCTGTAGGTCGCCTACACGCTCGACCGCCACGTCGTTCATCTTCTCGAAGCTCTCGACAACGTAGCGTTCTACGTTGTTGCCACGGCGCGCAAAGCCCCAGTCCTGCGAGGCAGCCAGCTCGGGCTGGTTCTTGCTGTACCACAGCATCCTCATGCAGGCGTCAGCCTCCGAGCTGTTGAGGAACTGGGAGCGATCAAACCCCCAGTCCTTGTCAGCCTCCATGAGATCCCGGCCACGCAGGATGGCATCACGCACACTATTCGGCACAATAGGTCTCCCCACACAGATTGTATTGACGCTCCAGCGCGCCGTTCCAAACGAACATCAGCGCGTAAACGGTCAGTGCCACACCAACAGCTTTAAGCAGCAACATCATCCTGCTCCATCAGCTTGCGGTGCTCAGACCGCTTGTTGCCGGCGATACGACCGACGGCCTGAGACAGCGGGTCGTCGCTGGTCAGGATGTCAACGTGCACATGCTCGGTCTGGCCCATGCGGTGCAGGCGGGCGTAGAACTGATCCATGACAGAAGGGGACCAGTCCTCCTCGACCACCACGATGCGGTTGCCACCGTGCTGCAGGTTAAGGCTCACGCCCATCGCAGCGATCTGCCCGACCAGCACGTCGAGGTCGCCGTTGTTAAATGCATCCTGCAGCTCCGACTTGCGGCTGCTGCTGGTGCGGCCGTCGAGGGCATCGACGCGCAGCCCAGAAGCGCGCAGCTCTTCAACAAGGCCGTCGATGACACTGGTGTGCCACGCACCTACCAACAGGGCACCAGCGCCGCTCTCTGCGCGATCTAGGATAGCTGCAGCAGCGGAGCTGATCTTGGCCTCACCGACTTTGCGGCGGGCAGTGGCGATGTGCTCGTCGTTCTGCGAGATAGCCATGTCAATCTGCGCAGCCGACATGCTGGAGAGCTGCTTGAGCATAGCCTTGAAGTCGGCGTCCCCGGACAGCTTGATCTCCAGCCGGTTGATGGTCAGCGGCGGCATGGCAGCCCAGACCTCGGCCAGCTCGCGGCGAACGGCGAGGCCGTCGTTGAAGAGCCAGTCGTTCAGCTCGTCGGTGTGGCGGTTGCCGACCGTCACCATGATCGGCTTGGTCTGCTTTGAGCTGTAATACTTGGCCTGCGTCACGCAGTAGCGCAGGCGAAACTTGTCGAGCGTCTTGCCACCGCAACGCTGCGACAGTCCCTGCAGGTCGGCGCGGCACAGGAACGGGTACAGGTCGTCGTTCCAGCGGGTGCTCGGCGTGCCGGTCAAGAACCAGCAGTGCTGCACGCTACTGGCAAGGCCGCCGCAGCCGAGCAGCGCCTTGGTGCGCTTGGCCTTGATGGACTTGCAGGCGTGCGCCTCGTCGAGGATCAGGGCGCGGGCCTTGAGCTGGGACAGCTCGGCGGCACGCTTGGTCGCGATCTCGTAGGACATGACCAGAGCCGAGGCGGAGCCGTCGATCTTGGTCTTGCCAGTCTTGACGAGCTGCGCCTTGTCGCCGGGGAAGAACGCCTCGAACTCGGAGGCCCACATGCGCAGGCTGATCGGCGGGCCGACGATGATGACCTGATCGGTCACCAGCTCGCGAGCCAGCCGGAAGGCTTCGAGGGCGGTCAACGTCTTGCCGCTGCCCATGCCGGAAAAGTTGCCAGCGAAGGAGCGCGCAGCAAGGAACTGCGCGTCTTCGATCTGATGAGGTAATAGCTGCTTTGTCACTTTGTCACCTTACACGTTATCACTGATGTCAGTGCTTTTTAGTTGATATGCTCGAACGGGTCAAGCGGTGCATATTTGCCCAGCATCTCGCGGGCTATCTCGGGGCGGACGCCGTGCTCCAGCAGGAACTCCAGCGCCCGCAGGCGGGTGATCCGCCCTGCCTCGATGTTCTCGATGAGCAGGGCGGGATACAGCATGCTATCGGAAGTCATCATATTTCTCCTCGTCTTCTGAGATGCTCGCGGCGACCTCAAGGTAGTCAGAGATCATGCCGTCGAAGTCGTCGTTGTCCATGATGTCAGCGATGTAGGCTCCGAACTGCCAGACCTCTGACGCAACGTCGGGGTGGTTAATGCTGCGGGACAGGCTGCGCATGGTCGCGCCAATGCTGGGCATCACGGCTTTGCGCGTGAACCAGTCCTTCGGCACGTCGTCGCGCACAGAGCGGGCCAGCGTCAGGGCGGTCTGCACAACTTTCTGGTCGTCGTCCATGTAGAGGTGGATGCTCATTGGTTTGGTCTCCGTTGTTGATGAGCTGAATATAGGGCGTCAGTCACTGATGTCAACCGTGTACAAAACAGAGGTCGAAAGAGTAGTAAGGCTCGGTGAACCAGTACGGGTTGTTCTCGCACTCAAAGCTGGCCCCGACGGCCCACTCGAACGGCCCGCTTTCCCACACGACCCGCCAGTTACGGCCGGTGCCCATGTATTCGGAGTGATCCGGGGTGCAGAGAAAAACCTCGTGGTTGGGGTCCATACCCAGCTCAGCGCAGAGCTTGCGCAACGCCTTATACATACCCTTGGCTGCGGCATGCGGCGTCTTGTAGCTGCTCGGGTCGTAGTCGATTTCGATGGGTCCATATTCAGTTGAGATGTTCATTGGTGGTCTCCTTGGTTGGGTGCCGGGGCCGAAGCCCCGGCGGGTTGGGGTTAATTGCCGTACCGCCTGCGGTACTCGCGCACGCACTCCTGCGCCATCGCGTCGATGAGGCAATCGTACTCCGCCAGCAGCTTGGCGTAGTAGGCGCTGTTCGTGTCATGCAGCGCCATCGCCGCCTTCACGTCCTTGATGGCGTGACTGCGCTCGTCGGCGCTCATGCGGCGCACTTTCTGGTGGAAGTTGAAATTGTGAAGCATGGTGGTCTCCGTTGTTGATGAGGTGAATATAGGGTGTCAGGCACTGATTGCAACCCCCCTAAAAACTTTTTTGTCAGTGCTTGATATCAGGCACTGATGCCATTATGTAGGGGGTGTCGAACAACACAGGAGACCATCGACATGGAACAGCTAGCCCTCCCCACCGATGCCACGCGCGGCCCCAACTGCGGCCTGACCGCCCTCGCCGTTGTCGCAGGCGTCACACTGGCCGACGCCACCGCCGCCTACATCCGCCAGTATCCGCGCTACGTCGGCAGCAACTGGAAGGGCGGCACGCGCTGGCCCTACACTATGCAGGCCGCCAAGCACCTCGGCGTCCGCTACGTCGACGACATGCCGCTCGACACGCGCTGGGCCTGCCGCATCGAGAAGCGCATGACGCTCAAGACGTTCGTCAAGAAGCACGCTCTTCCCGGCAAGCGGTACATGATCCGCACCACCGGCCATGTGCAGGTCGTGCAGGACAACATGGTCATCGATCAGGGCGGCGCCCGTCACATCGACGAGTATTTCGGCGCAGGCAAGATCGTCAAAGACGTTCTGCGCATCCTTCCCAACCACGAGGAGATCTAAGCATGAATATCGACCCCCCAGTATTCTTGGTACGCGAGGCATCAGGTACGTCCGCCCGCGTGCCGCCTCTTCGCAAGCGGCGCTGGGTTCTGCCCCAGCTACCGTTTGCGAAGCGGCCTCCCAAGTCGTTCGCCGGGGCTGAGCGTGTGTGGCTCAGCCTCGGTGACGAGGCCCCGGCCATCGGTAGTGGCCGGCGGCATGTATGGGCCAAGGTTGGCTGGAAGTGGGTGCGCCTGTGCGACAGCATGGGCCACCGGGCCAAGGTCAAGCGCGAGGTGTTTGACAAGGTGCTGATCTAGCTATTAAGAATTAGGGCCGCTCGAACGCGGCCCTAGTTCTTTATCTGCGGCGGACCCAACCCCGCCGACTATCACATGCCACGAGGAGAACGACATGGCATCGACAGAAGATTTATACGCCAAGCAGCCGCCCCTAATCAAGGCGGCGTTGGACATTGCATCCACCGGGCTGCCGGTGTTTCCGACCAATGACAAGATCCCCGTATGGTCTAACGCCGAGCTGGGCGTCGGCCGTGGCGAGGGTGGCTACAAGGTAGCGACAACCGACCCGGACAGGGTGATCGAGCTGTTCTCGCATCCTCGGGCGATTGAGATAGCCGTGCCGATGGGCGCGATGTCCGGCCTGCTGTGCATCGACGTTGACCTGCACAAGGGGCCGCAGGTGCAGCAGTGGCTGGACGACAACCAGAGCTGGCTGCGCGAGACGCGGTCGCACTCGACGCGGTCCAAGGGCCTGCACTTCATCTTCCGCCACGTCGATAACGTGCGCTTCCCGGCGCAGCTCGCGGAGGGCGTCGATGTCAAGGCCGGCGGCGCAGGCTATATCTGCTGGCCGGGGACGCCGGGCTACGAGGTGTTTGGCGACGTGCCGGTATCCAAGTTCCCGCTCGATGTGCTGCGCAGTGTCATGCGCGACAAGGGCGGCAGCGGCAGCCTGTCCATATCATCGTGGAACGAGGCGACAGACGAGGAGCTGATCGAGCGCATCCGCAGTGCAGAGGATCTGTACCCGGCGCTGCG